GAAACTGCGTCTTTCCCGGGAATCAAGCTGATGGGAATCTTCCGGCATATGATCTCCTCCTTTTAGAAGGAGTATATGCCATGCCTTGCCACGCTTGTGAAGATGGGGTTAAATGGCCGCTTACGTTTGATGCAACACCAAGAATATATTTATTATTTACCTCTTGAGCAATTGCAGAAGAATAAAAAAGTGATAATAAAAATGAAAAAACGATTGCAAACTGACAAATTTTACGCATTGAGACATTTAATTGATAAGATTTCTGTTTTTTACTAAGCAAATGAATACACATAATATACCTCCTAAGAAAAAGAAAAATTGGCCAATGGATACTGATCGAATCATTGTTGAGTTATTGAAAATATAGGTTGAAAAAATATTGGTGTTATCAAATGGTATGGTAAGGATTATTGGGGTCGCGTCTGTTATTGCACCATAAGCACAATAACCAAATAATATACTGATGCCTTCTATGAAAAATGACCATAATAATAATGAATTCCATTGGAGAATGAGTTTTGGATTCTCTTGCCCATGATTATGAATGGCGACCTGTATATACAGAGCAGAAATACCAGCGCAAATGCCCACTGAAAGCGTGGAGAGAAGGTCAATTTGAGATGAAATGGATTGAATTATTTGAATGGCAATTTCTGATGATTCCATTTGAAAAAAACCTCATTCAAAGAAGTAAAAAAAATTTGATTAGCCAAACAAAGGCTATTGTTGACGCAATACCAATAGGATCCCTCCTTGAAATTCTATAAAAAACAAGGAATATGAAGTGTCTGGTCAGCGAGTTGCAGAAAACAACAATCAAGTATTGTGCGAAGCAATTGATACACAGATAGAGGAAAGAAAAGAATTATCGTGATCATTAATACATATTAAAAAAAAATCAAGATGTTTTTACATAGGCTGATGAGATCCGCAGGAACGAAGATTTTCTAAACCTCTAAAATATTTTTTAAAATGATAGGCACAAATGATAGATCAATATAACATCCAATTAGATGACCTGCCTCCCGATTTCCGGGACATCGCCAAGACAATCGGCCTGGAACCAACGCTGAAATTGGTCCAGGCCCGTAGCGGTGAAGGCATCTATGTTCCCAAGGTGGACAAGGTCTGCCGGGCTGCCCGGGATCGTGCCATCCGCTCCGAGTTTACTGGAACCAACCACCGGGAACTGGCCCGCAAATATGGGCTGACAGTGGTCTGGATTCGGTCCATCGTCGGCCAATCTCCAACACGCCCCTCCGGCGTGGACATCGTTGATAAACAAATCCCCTTGTTCTAACCTGCGATAGTCTTCCTACATGCCCGCCGGGCAAGCCCCTACAAAAAGCACTTTTCTCAATCCCTTTATTTGAGATTCATTCCCATCCCCACTAATTCTGATTCTCGATGAGCCGGCAAATGGTGTGCTCTCATCGGTTCTTACCTCCTGACGACGGGGAGGCCGTCTTTATGGTGGGGCGGTCTCCCTAAAACCGGTTTTGATCCGGAGAAAATCATGCCTGCCAACTTTGACATCGCAATCGAAAAAACCCTGGCCCACGAGGGCGGTTACGTCAACGATCCTGAAGACCCGGGCGGCCAAACCAAGTTCGGGATCTCCAGACGCGCCTATCCGCATATTCATATTTCCACCCTGACCCGCGAACAGGCCATCGCCCTGTATAAGCGCGACTATTGGACCGGCCCGGGCTTCAACCGCATCGACAACCCGACCATCGCCGCCAAAGTCTTCGACCTGGGTGTCAACATGGGCGCCGGCTGCGCCGTCAAACTGCTCCAGCAGGCGGTCAATCGCTTCGGAGAATCCCTCACAGTCGACGGGCAGCTCGGCCATAAGACCGCAACGGCGGTCAACACCTTCCCGCATCCCGACGCCCTGCTCATGGCCCTGAAGATCGAAGCGGGCAACCATTACTTTGTCATCGGCAAGCCTCGGTTTCTGGCCGGCTGGCTTAATCGCCTGGCCCAATAGGAGACTGCCTTGAACGATGTCTTCCAAAAAATCCTGACCGGCGTGAAGGCCGTGGCCCCCATTGCTGCCAACCTGGTGGTGCCTGGTTCCGGAACCCTGCTCGAAGGCTTGATGCGCGTGGTCACCGGTGACGGCCCGGACACGCCCATCGAGGCGGTGGCAGAAAAGATCGCCGCCGATCCTGCGCTGATGGTTCAGCTTCAGGAAAAAGCCATGGAGCACGAGGCTCGCCTGGCGGAGATCGAGGCCAGAAAACTCGAATCCGTCAACCAGACCATGCGGGCAGAAAGCACCAGTGAACGCTGGCCTCAGTACTCCTGGCGGCCGTTCAACGGGTTCACATTCCCGTTGGCAGTCCTGCTGATTTATGCCGCGCTGCCGGCATGCGGCAAGACCGTTCCTGACGTGCCCGAAATGGTCTGGGTGGGCTGGCTGTCCATCCTGGGTGTGGCCACCTGGGACCGAGGCAAAGAAAAACGGACCAAGGCCGGAGAAACCAAGCCCGGGCTGATCGCAGGTGCCATCAAGGCCCTTCGGGGTTGACGCCATGGATGAAGGCGATCGCGGCCTGCTGGCTGCCCTGCAGCACATGAAGGCCGCCCTGGCCGCACACCGGTCAAGGCAAAATCAAGGAGAATCGCTGATGTTTTGTGAGGACTGCGACCAACCGATTCCAGAATCACGGCGGCAGGCCATGCCGGGTTGCACCCGTTGCGTATCCTGCCAGCAGAAAGCCGAGTCGCATGCCTGACATCGATTACACGGCCTGGCGGTTCTGGATCGATATCGCCCAGGCTGCCGGCACCATCATCATCGGGGTGTACGTGTGGATGGTTAATCGCAAAAAGGCCGTGGAGAAACGCTTTGCCAAGATCGAAGCGGTCTTCGACAAGCGATGCGCCACGCGAAAGGCGCAAATCGAGACCCTCGAGAAAAACGGGGCCTCCTTAAAAATGCAGCTGGAACACATGCCCAACCACCAGGACATCAAAGAATTGTACGGGAGAATCGATTTGCTCAACGGTTCCCTGTCAGAGCTGAACGGGAGGCTGGTAGGCATTAACCGGGCGGTGGACCTGATCAACGAGTTTTTAATCAACCAGGGCGGCAAGGGGGCACATTCGTGAATTTCTTTGAGCTTAAAACCGCGGATATGAGGCTGGTCATGCTGCGCTCCATGGCCGAGGACGGCAACTCGCTCAACGAGTCCATGCTGCAGTCTGTCCTGGAACTGTTCGGCCACAGCGTCAGCCGCGACAAGGTGCGCACCGAGATGCGCTGGCTGGAAGAGCAGGACCTGATCCATGTCGATTCAGTGGCCGGCGTCCTGGTTGGACGGCTTACCGGTCGCGGCGATGACGTGGCCGCCGGCCGCTGCCGACTTGACGGCATAAAATGCCCCCGGCCGAAAGGATAGGCGCGTGGTCAAGCAACAATCCTCCATCGATCGCCTGCCGGAAGATATCCGCACCCAGCTGCATGAGCTGCTGCGCGATCCGCGCGTGACCCAGATGGACGCCACCCGCCGGATCAACGCGATCCTGGCCGAGCAGGATCATGAGCTGCTCAGCAAATCCGCAGTCAACCGATACGCCGTGCGCATGGATAAGATCGGCGCCCGGATCCGGCAGAGCCGTGAAGTCGCAAAAATGTGGATAGGCCGCCTGGGCGCCGAGCCCCAGGGGGAAGTGGGGAAGCTACTCAACGAAATGGTGCGCAACCTGGCATTCGAGGCCACCACAGAAATGCTCGACGGGGAAGCGCCCATCGAGCCTAAAATGCTCAAAGACCTGGCGATAGCCATCGAACGCCTGGAGCGAGCGGCCAGCGAGAACGTCAAGCGCGAAGAGGAGATCCGCAAACGCGTTCTGGAAGAGGCGGCCAGCATTGCCGGGACCTCTGCTAAAAAGGGCGGCCTGAGCGATGCGGCTGCAGACGAGATCCGCAAAAAGATCCTTGGGGTGGTCAAGCGATGAAAGGTTGGAGCGGCAAAGAAAACCGGGCGCTGCGCGATCCGGTGGTCGATGACCAGGCCCCGGAGGTGTTTTTGACCTATCAGCAAACCTGGTCGGCCGACGACAGTCCGGTCAAGGTGATCGAAAAATCCCGCCGGATAGGCCTGTCCTGGGGCGAGGCCGGAGAGGACGCCCTGCTTGCCGCAAGCGATGCCGGCATGGATGTCTTTTATATCGGCTACAACAAGGACATGGCCCTGGAGTTCATCGAGGACTGCGGCGCCTGGTCCAAGTTTTACAACCAGGCCGCCGGCGAGATCGAGGATTTTATCTGGGAGGATGAAGGCGAAGAGAAAAAGAGCATCCAGGCCTTTCGGATCCGGTATCCCTCGGGCTGGAAGATCGTGGCCCTGTCATCGCGTCCTGCCAACCTTCGCGGCAAGCAGGGCAAGATCGTTATCGACGAAGCGGCCTTTCACGATGACCTGCCGGGCCTGCTCAAGGCCGCCATGGCCATGCTCATGTGGGGCGGCCGGGTGGTGGTGATCTCCACCCACAACGGAGACGATCATCCCTTCAACGAACTGGTCACCGAGATCCGGGCCGGTAAGAAGCCCTACAGCTTGCACCGGGTTACCATCGACGATGCCCTCGAGCAGGGCCTGTACCGGCGCATCTGCCTTCGACTGGGTAAACCCTGGTCCCGGGAAGGTGAGGATCAATGGCGGGACAACCTGTTCGATTTTTACGGCGACGATGCTGACGAGGAACTGCTTTGCATCCCGGCCATGGGCGGCGGGGCCTATCTCACCCGGGTGATGATCGAAGGGATCATGTCAGAGGATGTCCCGGTGCTGCGCTGGTCGCCGCCGGCCATGGATTTTGTCCACTGGAGCGATGTGGCCCGCTACAAGGAAATGGCCGACTGGTGCGAAGAATACCTCGAGCCGATCATGGCCCTCACCATTCTGGACGATCGCTGCAGTTGGTTCGGCGAGGATTTTGGACGCACCTGCGATTTGACCGTGATCTGGCCCCTGCAGAGTTTGCCGGGTCTTTCCTACCATACGCCCTTTGTCCTGGAACTGCGCGACTGCCCTTTCACCCAGCAGGAGCAGGTGTTGTTTTACCTGGTGGACCGGTTGCCCAAACTGGCCGGCGGTGCCCTCGATAAAGGCGGCAACGGCGCGTTTCTGGCCGAGCGGGCCATGCAGCGCTACAGCGAGGACCGCATCCACGAAATAAACCTCTCCCAGGCCTGGTACCTGGAGAACATGCCGCCCATGAAGGCCTGCTTCGAAGACCGCACGTCCACCATGCCCAAGGACAACGATATCCTGGACGATTTTCGGGCCATCAAGAAGATCCGCGGCATTCCCCGGGTACCGGTAGACGAACGCACCATGAGCAAACACGGCGGTAAAAGACACGGCGATGCGGCCGTGGCCAAGTGTTTGGCGGTCTATGCCGCCCGGACCTTCGAATATTACGACAGCGTGCCCCAGGTACTCAGCTCCGGCAGCCGGGCCATGATCGACCAGACCGCCGGGTATTATCACCGGCCTCGTATGTCGGCCTATTAAAGGTATGCGATGAAACTGTTCATCTCACCCACCCAGTTCGTCGAGTTAGAAAAAGACCAGGAACTCCTGGGATCGGACATCGCCATCCGCAGCCGGTCCATGGACTGGTGGGGCATGTTCGGTTACCTGCCGGATCCGGATCCCGTCCTGGCCCGGCTGGGCCTGGGGCTGGAGGTGTACCGCAACCTGCTCACCGACGCGCATGTCTGGAGCTGTTACGACAGCCGCAAATCCGGGGCGCTTTCCTGCGAATGGGAGATCCGGGCCGGTGGTGATTCTCAGGCTGACAAAAAGGCACTGAAGATTGCCGAGGAAAGCCTGGCCCGGTTGGATGTTTACCAGATCATCCTCGAAATGCTCGACGCCCCGTTTTATGGCCTGAGCCCCGTTGAGATCTCCTGGTCATACGAGGGCGGCCAATGGCTGCCCCAAAAGGTGGAAGGCAAACCGCCCGAGTGGTTCGTTTTCGACGATGAGAACCGCATGCGCTTTTTGTCTGCCAACAACATGACTGACGGTGAACTGCTTCCGGTGGGCAAGTTCCTCATGGCCCGTCACCATGCCACTTATCAGAACCCCTATGGCGAGCGGGTTCTCTCACGTTGTTTCTGGCCGGTGGCGTTCAAGAAGGGCGGGTTCAAGTTCTGGGCGGTCTTTACGGAAAAATTCGGCATGCCTTGGCTGGTCGGCAAGGTGCCCCGGGGCACCGGCGATCCGGACCGGGCGCAGTTGCTCGATCACCTGGTGAAGATGGTCCAGGACGCCGTGGCCGTGATCAACGATGACGAGGCCATCACCCCCATCGAGTTTCAGAGCAAAAGTGCTTCGGCAGACATCTATGAAAGACTGATCTCGGCCTCCAACCGAGAAATCTCCAAGGCCATCTTAGGGCAAACCCTGTCCACCGAGCTGGACGGCAAGGGCGGCAGCCGGGCGGCGGCCCAGGCCCACCTCGAGGTTCGCGACGACATCGTTGAAAAGGATAAGCGCATGGTTCGGACCGGCATGAACCAGCTGCTGGCCTGGATCAGTGAACTGAACGTACCCAACGCTACACCCCCAGAGTTCGTCTGGTTCGAAGAGGACGATGTCCAGCAGGACCGCGCCCAGCGCGATACCGAGCTGACCAACCAGGGGGTGAGGTTTACCGCCGGCTATTACAGCCGGGTCTACAATCTCGAGGACGATGACTTCTCATTGGGTGCTCCGAAAACTCCGGACAAACCCACCGGGAAAGAATTCTCAGAAATAACCCCAAGGCAGGCACCGGAGGGTCCGGACCTGGCCGATCAGATGGCCGGCCGACTCGATGCGGAGGCGGCCGGACCGGTCGAAGACCTGATCGAACCGGTCCGCGACCTGGTCAAGGACGCAGCCGGCATGGAAGAGATCCGGGACCGCATGATCGATCTGTATCCGGATATGGATGCCAGTGACCTGGGTGTCCTCATGCAGCGGGCCATGACGGCAGCCAACCTGGGCGGCCGGGCCGAGGTGATCGACGGTAAATGACGAGAAATGAGAAAAACGCCTGAGAGCCCCAAATTTGAACGATCGATGCCAGGGACGGCCAACGGGTCGTCTCAAAAACCGTTAAACAAATCTGAGCAGATTTAAACGCGGTTTAGAAAGAATTAACGCCCATGCCGGAGACGATTTACCAGGATCTGCCATTTGAGGAGGCAATTGCCTTTTTTCGGCAGAAAATAGATCTGGCCACCGCCACCTGGACGGACATCTGGAAGGCCGAGCACACCAAGGCCTTCGTGGTGGCCGGGGCGATCAAGGCCGACCTGCTCCAGGATCTTCACGATGCGGTCGACCGGGCTATCTCAGAAGGCACTACCCTGGAGACGTTCCGGAAATCCTTTGACGAGATCGTGCAAAAGCATGGCTGGAGCTACAAGGGCGGGCGAAACTGGCGCACCCGGGTAATCCTGGAGACCAACATCCGCACGGCCTATGCCGAGGGGCGCTGGCAGCAGATGACCGATCCGGAACTGCTCAAGTTGAGACCATATCTGCTCTATCGCCATGGGGACAGCCGCAACCCGCGGCCCCATCACCTTGCCTGGGACGGTTTGGTGCTGCCCGCTGACGATCCCTGGTGGCATACCCACTATCCGCCCAACGGCTGGGGCTGCAAGTGCCGGGTGTTCTCGATCTCTCACCGGGAGCTTGCCGCCATGGGCAAAAGCGGTCCGGACACGGCGCCGGATGACGGCAGCTACCAGTGGACGGATAAACGCACCGGCCAGGAATACACGGTACCGGCGGGTATCGATCCGGGCTGGGATTACAACGTGGGCGAGAAAACCGACTGGGTGCCGGACGTTACCAAATACATGGCCGGTTTAGAAAAATACCTCACGCAAGAACTGGAGCAATACCTATGACATTCGCATTCAAGGGGTTTGACGACTGGGTGGAGATTTTTCAGGGCGGCCGGCAGACCGACAGCAACGGGGTTGTTCATGACGGTGATCGTTTGGTCGACCAGGCCGTGGCCACCTTCAAGCCGAATTTTCACGAGCCGCCGGCTGTTGTCGGCCATCCCAAAGATGACAGCCCGGCCTACGGCATGGTCCAGGCGGTCAAGGCCGATATCCGCGACGGCAAGAAGATTCTGCTAGCCCGGTTCAAGGATGTGCATCAACCGTTTGCAGAAATGGTGCAGTCGGGACGGTTCCCCAAGCGGTCGGCCGCTTTTTATCCGGACGGCCGGTTGCGCCATGTGGGGTTTTTAGGCGCCATGCCGCCGGCGGTCAAAGGGCTCAAGAACATCGCCTTTGCCGACGGCGAAAGCATCGCTTTTGAATTTGATCAGTCCAACCCACCAAAAAAGGAGTCGACCATGAAGTTCTCAGAGTTTTTTGAAGCGTTCAAGATCTGGAAGAAGATCGAAAAGGATCCCGATGCCGCGATCGATACCAGCGGGGCAGGGCAGGGGACCACCTTTTCCGAGGCTGATGTGGACGCGGCAAAGAAAAAGGCAGTCGAAGAGGCCGAAGCCCGGGTGCGGGCCGAGTTTGCCGAGACCCAGCGCACCGAAAGCAAAAAGCGGCGCGACGCCCAGGTGGCCGAGTGGGTCGAAAGCCAGGTGGCTGCCGGCGTCATTCCCCCTGCGATCCGGGACAATGGGCTGGTGGCCTTCATGCAGGGCCTGCCCGATGAGCAGATCCAGTTCGCCGAGGGCCAGGAAAAGCAGTCCGGCCTGGATTGGTTCAAAGGCTTTATCGGCACCCTGGGCAAAAGCCCGCTGTTCGCCGAGATCGCCACCAAGGATGCGGCCGGCAAGCAAAAAAGCGAAGCCGACGCCGAGATCGCCCTGGGCAAGGAGATCGGCCAGCGGGCCAACCGGTAAACCGGGCAACCGGTAATCAGAATTACCACCTTTCATTAATAAAGGAGAAACCGTCATGGCAGAAAATCTGGACACTGCAGTCGTCAGCCAGCTGATCGCCGGCGACACCCACGAACTCAAACCGGTCACCATCGCCAGCGGCGCCGGCGTTCTCGAACGCGGCACCGTGCTGGGCATGCTCAGCGCCAGCTTCACCTTCAACCAGTTTGACCAGGACGATGGCGTCAACGGCCTGAACGTAGCTCGAGCCGTCCTGGCCGAAGATATCGATGCCACCTCGGCTGCCGTCGAGGCCCAGGCGGTTGTGCTGGGCAAGCTGCGCGAGTCGGATCTGATCTGGCCCGGGGATATCGATCCGGCAGAAAAGCAGGCCGCTCTGCTCGACCTGCAGGACCGCGGCATTCCGGTCGACACCGACTGGGCGTAACCTGCCACTATTTAACTCAACCATTTAGGGAGGAACCCTCATGGACAACCTGTTTAAGATCCGGACCCTCACCGCTGCGGTTAACGCCATCAAGGCGCCCATGCGCAGGGTCTACAACCGTATTTTTGCCGGCTTCGAAAACATGCAGCCGTCGGACCGGCTGGCTTTTGACGTCATCTCCGGCAGCGAGAAACTGCTGGGCAACATCTCCATCTTCGCCCCGGCCGAAGTTGACGACAAAACCAACCGCAAAACCATCACCCTGGCCGCACCGCGCATCGCCAACAAGCGGTTTGTGGCCACCTCCGAGCTGAACGCTTACCGGGCATTCGGTGAAGCCGGGGTGGAGATGATGAAAAACCGCATTGCCCAAGAGCAGAAGGACATGCGCGGCAAGCATGACCGCACCCTGGAGTTCTGGGCGGTCAACGCCCTTAAAGGGGTTATCTACGACAGCGACATGACCACCGTTCTGGTGGACTACAACGTGGACGCCTCCCACCGGCCGACGCTGACCGGTACCGATCTGTTCACCGATCCGGACAGTAACCCCATCGCCAAGATCCGGGCCTGGAAACAGATGATCGAAGACGACTCTGCAGCCAGCATCGACTCCTGGGTGGCCTTTTGCGGATCCGGGGTGATGGACGCCCTGCTGGTCAACGAGGCGGTTCGCGAACTGCTCAAGACCGACAAGGGCAGCCAGATCGCCGAAAGCGGTCGCATCCAGCGCCTGGCCGAGGTGGAACTGGATGAGTACAACGGCTCCTACCTGGACGCCGCCAACACCCGCCAGCGCCTGATCTCTCCCGACGAGTTCCTGCTGGTGGGCATCTGCGACGAGCTTGCGGAGGTGCCATATGCGCCGGTGGTGGACGATGACGCCCCCGGCGGTGTGGGCAACGTGGGCGAGGGTGGTGCCGGGACCATGTTCTTTTCCAAGTCCTGGAAGAAAAAGGATCCGTCCGGGCGCTGGATCAAGTGCGAGTCCCGGCCGCTGCCGGTGCTCAAACGCCCCGGGGCCGTGGTCGACGCGACGGTGATCTAATCCCCGGGAGCTGAAGGATTCCATCTTAAACCAAGGAGAAACCCATGGACGTTATCGTAACCGGCAACCGCTGTGTCATCTACGAGGATGACACCTATTATAACGGCGATCGCATCGAGGACATCGATTCGAAAGAGGCCCGCCGCCTGATCAAAAAAGGCCATGCCCGGCAGGCTGGTGCAAGCGTGGTGATCGCCCGCACGCCGCCCATCGACGAAATGAAGGTGTCCGAACTCAAGGCGCTGCTCGACAAACTGGAAGTGGACTACCCTTCCGATGCGAAAAAGGCCGACCTGGTCGAGCTGGTGGAAAAACACACCGGCGCGCCTCCTGCGGAGTAGCCCATGGCCTACTGCACCCTGGACGATCTGAAGGAGAAGGTCAGCGAGGATGTACTGATCGAGCTGACCGACGATGACGAGGCCGGCGTCATCGACACCTCCCGGACCGATCGGGCGATGGCCGATGCCGAGTCGGAGATCGACTCCTATTGCGCCGCCCGGTACCGTGTGCCCCTTTCTCCGGTGCCGGGCATTGTCCGCAAGATCAGCGTGGACATTGCCATCTATAACCTGTTCCAGCGCAGGATCGGGGCCACCGAAGAGCGGCAGCGCGATTACAAGAATGCAGTCGCTTTTCTGCAAAACGTGGCCTCCGGCAAAGCGACCCTGGGCCAGCAGCCGGAACCGGAGGTTCCCGAAGAGAGCACCTCCCAGGCCAGCCTGGTGGGAACCCGGACCAAAATCTTCAGTCCCGATGTCATGGAGAAGTACTGATGGGCGGCATAACACTATCCATTGCTGCTGATGACAAAGAAGTCCGGAGCCTGTTCGCCAGGATCGAACGGCGGGGGGCCAATCCGCGGCCGGCATTCAAATCCATCGGCGAATATATGCTCCGGCGGACCGAGAAGCGCTTTCATGATGAAAAAGATCCGGAGGGCAACCCATGGACGCCGCTTTCGGCAGCGACGCTCAAAAAAAAGAAGCACCCCAAGATTCTGACCGAATCGGGGAACCTGCGCGGCCGGATCGTTTATGAAGTCGGATCTTCCTCCGTGGCCCTGGGAACCAACGTGATTTACGGCGCCATCCACCAGTTGGGCGGCCAGGCCGGTCGCGGCCATAAAGTCACCATTCCAGCGCGGCCGTACCTGGGCGTCAACGATGCGGATTTGAGAGAGATTGCCGCAATTTTAACCGACTATTTAACGGACATTTAAATCGCCATGATCCAGGAAAGCATCGACAGCATGATCACGGCCCTGAACGGCATCCCAGAAGTCACCGGCGAGGTCGACCAGTTTGCCGGCGAGATCGATGAGCTGAAAAAGAAACCCAAACGGCTGCCGGCATTGTGGGTTGTTTATAACGGCGCAACCTTCGATGACCGTGAGACGGAAGATGTCCAAGTCGACCACACCATGCGGTTTTCAGTGATCCTGATCGCCAAGAACCATCGCAGCCGGAAAGACGGCGCCGAAGCCTGCCACGTCATCATCGAAGGCGTTCGCGACCGGCTGCTTGGCCTGGTTATCGGTGACGGCGAGCTGTGGCCTGTTCATGAGCGCCTGGCGGTGGCCACCGGCCCACTGCTTGTTTACGAGCTGAACTACAAGCTCGGTGGCACATACCCGCCGCAGGATGACGATTAACGCCTAACCAATCAAAAGAGGAGTAAATCCCATGGGTACTTCGCAAAGAGGAAAAATCCAGATCGAGCTGGGTCGGAACCTGACCGATTTCGTTCCGATGGCCGACAGCGGAGATCATTTAACGTTCAACCACGGCACTCTGTATTCCGGCAAATCCGGCTATGAGCCCGTGATCCGGGCCAACGGGATCACCGAAGGCAGCAAACTGCTCTCGCCCCATGCATCCGACGACACCGTGGCCATTATCGCCCACAAGGCCCAGAGCAAGGGTGTCATTCATTCCATGGCGGCGGGCAGCCAGACGGTGACGCGTCCCACCACCGAGAATTTCAAGATTTCCTCGATCATCATGACCGATGAGGGAAATTACAGCGAGGTCGAGGGAGCCGAGGGGACGGAATTTTCTGAAACCCGAGGCGCCAATGGCGGGCCTCCATTACTTCCCGTCGATGCGGTCGAACTTGGCCAGGTTCGCATGAGTTCGCAGGCCAGCGCGGTCATCACCCAGGAAGAAATCTACCAGGACATGGGCCAGCATGCCGAGTACGCCGAATACCCGGTGCCGGAAGCGTTTCACCTGGGCAAGGGCTCCTATGCCGCCGTGGCCGCCGAGATCAACGCCCATGTGAAGTTCAACCAGGCGCTGCCCCTGAGCCATGCCGACACCAAGCCCAAGGGCGTTTATGTCAAGTACTACACGCCCTCGCTGACCACCCTGCTCAAAGTCCACGATTTCAGTGCGGCGGAACTGGGCGTCACCAAGTCCAGCGAGACCATGTACGAAGGGTCCGGGGTGTCCGGGGCCATCGGCTCGATGAAAGCCGACTCGGTGGGGGACGTCTCTTTTACCGTTTACGCCAAGGATGGCGTCACCGACGCCATTATCCGGGAAAAAGGCGAGGTGGTGACCGTCAAGTGGTTCCCGGATGCCAACAAGGCCCCGTATCTGCTCAGCCAGGGCATGCTGGGCGTCGTCCGGGATTTTCCGTCCGGCACCCAGAACAAGATCAATGCGACCGTCTATTGCCAGAGCCCGTCGGTGGAGTTCAGCTCATGATGAATATCGAAAAGTTCAGACAGGCCAGACATGAAAGGCGGACGGCCGTTGTGAAGGTGCCCGCGCTGGCCGACTTTTTTGACGAAGGCGAAAAACCCGAGATGACCGTCCAGATGCTCACCGGTCCCGAAGTGGCCAAGGCCAGGGAGCGGATCACGCGCAACGCTGTCGTCGAGCAGCTGATCGAAAAAATCGTCAGCGAAAAGGCCAGCAGCAAAATCGAGGCGATACAACAGGCCCTGGGCCTGTCCGACGATGTGCCCAACGACCTGGTGTACCGCATTGCCGTCTGCGAGTTCGGGGTGGCTTCGGTGGATCTCCAGCAGGAAGACTGCGTCAAGCTGGCCGACATCTGCCCGACCACGTTCTACGAAATCACTTCGAAAATTTTGGAGCTAACCGGCCTGGGGCAGGTGGCCCTGGGGGAATCGAACGCCTCTGGAACGACCGGCGAGTGAGAGAAGCTCTCGCGCTTTGTTCCAGGGGCCTCGGTGGACAGCGGTTTTTATTTGAAGTGCTCCCGGATGTCTTTCCCCAGGGATTTTTGACTGACATCGAAATCGCCTTGTGGGGCAGATTCTACGACGAACCGAAAAACAGGCCGGAATAATGGCAGACGTTACCCGCATAGTTGAAATTCTCTTTAAAGGCACGAATAAAATCGGGTCCACCATTACGTCTGTCGGCCGTGACCTCGACGATCTGAACCACCATGTCACCACGGTTGCCCAGCCATTTGCGGATTTGACCACGGCGGTTGTCAAGCTCGATGCCGTTCTGGCCGCCACGGCCGCTGCGGGCATTGCCTACTTTTACAGTGAATCGTCCAAACTGCAAAGCGCTACCACCGAACTGAAGAAAGTCATCGGTGACAATACCGAGGCCCTGGGCATCGCCAAGATCACGGCCAAGGAGCTGTCCAACGAGTACGGAGAATCCGCTGCATCGGTTCTGAGTTCAACCGCGGCCTATAAGCAGGCCGGCTTCGATATCCAGGGGGCCATGACCCTGGCCAAGGACGGCATGGACCTGGTCATTGCCGGCGAGCTCGAAGCGTCCACCTCCAGCGAAATTCTCATCGCATCGCTGAAAGGATTTAAAGCGCCGGCCGAAGATGCCCGGCGGTTGATCGACATCCTCAACGAGGTTTCCAATAACTACGCCACCGACATCGAACAGCTCGGGCGGGGCATGGCCGGGATCTCGCCCATCGCACGATCAATGGGTCTTTCCATGGAGGAAACCGCCGGTCTTGTCACGCCGGTGATCGAGGTATTCCGGTCCGGCGACGAAGCGGCCGTGGCCCTGAAAACCGGCCTGCTCAAGCTGATCGATGACAGCAAGCCGGTGCAAGAGGCCCTGGCTTCCATCGGAGTGGTCCAGAAGGATGCCAACGGGAACCTGCGTTCCGGCAAGGATATCCTTTATGATGTGGCCAAGGCCTTCCAGAGCCTTGAAGAGCCGCAAAAACTGTTCGTCACCCAGCAGCTGGTGGGTATCGAGCAAAGCGCCCGCATGGTGGAGGTGTTCGACGGCCTGAGCAAATCGTCCGAGATCACCGCCACGGCCATGGACGCCACCGGGTCTGCCGCCAAAGAAGTGGCCGAGCGCCTGAAGGACCCGGAGGTGGCGGTCAACCGCTTGATCCAGGGGTTCAAGAATCTGGCCTCTTCGGTTGGCGACGATTTCCAGGAGGCCGGTACCGGGGCCATCAACGGCATCACTGCAGTTTTAAACGCCCTCGAAAATTCTGTTGACGAAGGCGCTTTCGCTCCGATCCTGGACGCGCTGAACGATTATCTGGATGGGATTGAAGATAAACTGCTTGTTCTGTCCGAAAACCTGCCCGATGCCCTGGAGGATATCGACTATACGGGATTTCTCGAAGAACTAGAAAATATCCGGGAAACCATCGGCAGCCTGTTTGAAGATATCGATTTCAGCGATCCGGAGTCTCTTTCCCGCGCCATTCAAAAAGTCGTCGATTCGGCCGAAAGCCTGGTGAATTTCAGTGAAGGCATCGCTCGCGTTTTTGTGACGATAGGCGATTATGTCTCCGAAGCGATTGACTGGTTCAACGATCTCGATCCCGCCACCCAGAAACTGCTTGGCGGTCTGGCTGGTGCGGGGGCGGCGGTCACGGCCATTGCCGCTCCGATTGGGTTGGCGGTTGCCGCTTTGGGAAGCCTGACCACGGCCCTAACGGTTGCAGCCGCTGCCGGGTCCGCATGGCTTGGCCTGAAAATAGCCGACACGATCAATAAGGATCTCGATGCATCGAAAAGCCTTCTCGCAGAGCTTGAAAAAAGCGCTGCCGACTATCGTAAGGAGATCGAGAAATTAGAAAAGTCCAACACGACCCTATACAATTTATTTGCCGATGAAGGCGTTGACGACAAGGCAACCGTTCTTGATGGCCTGAAAAACAAGCTTCAGCTGGTCGAGGATAAAATCAAGATCGTCAGGGCGGAAGCTGCCGGCGAGGATATCTTTGCCGGCATGACCGATGACGCGGACGCCCTGAAAAACGCCCTTGCACATATTGCCCCGAAATTTACCGAAATCGAGGATAGCGCCAAAGAGTTAAAATCGGCCCTCGAACACAATACGCCGAGATTCACCGTCGACACCAATGAGGCAAAGCAAGCCCTTCAGGAGATCGAATATTGGGTCGGCGAGGGTGAAGATAAAGTTTTGCACACCATCATGGTCCCGGTCGACAAAAAGGAGATCGAAGAGGCCAAAAAAGCGGTTGAAGAAATCCCTGCCGAAAAACGATTGAAATTCGAAACCGATCTGCAAATCGCCGAGGTCAAGGCCAAGGCCCAAACGATCCAGGATGCCCTCAAATACAAGGCCCAGGTCGATATCGCCGAGATCGAGGCGGCCGCAAAAGTCACGACCGCCCTTTCAGAAAACATCACCGAGATGTTTGCCAATACCGGCAAACAGATCACCGACCTGTATTCCCAATGGGACAAGGGAACGAGCCTTGCCGAAAAATGGTCCATCCAGGAATCCCTCAAGTCGGAAACCGAGACGCGAAAAAAAACCCTCGAGATGCAGGAGAAGCTGAACAACGCCCAGATCAAATTTCTCAACGCCCGGACAAAAAGGATGGAAAGCGGACAGGCGCTGATCACGGTCGACGGCGCCGGCCTGCAGCCGCACCTCGAAATGATCATGTGGGAATTGTTCGGAGCGATCCAGATCCGGGCCAAGGAGGAAGGCCTGGATCAACTTCTCCTGGGTGGATCATGATCTACCTCAGCAAACTATATGTCGACGATCCGGGAAGCAATATTGCTCTCCGAAATTTTCCGGAAACCGGAGAATACGACTCGACGGCGCGGATCGGCAGGGACAAGACCCTGGACGGCGGCGGCGTTCTTACGCATCACGGCACCAGCTTTGTCGACCGGAATTTCGAAGTCGAATGCCGGGTGACTGCGGTTGAGGGTCAAACCCTGAAAATATTTCATGAAAAGGGAGTCCTGGTTCGCATCAGCTTCTGGGAGGGATCTTACAACGGTTACATCTATGGATTGAACATCCAGCGCGACGGGACCGCAACCATCGTTTTTTATTTCAAGGAGAAACTGGCATGAGACACGGTTTTAAAATCGGAGTCGAAATGGGAGCCGAAACGATCAGAACGCGCCCGCTTCACCAAAAGATCGTCATCGCCTCTAAGTGGCATGTCGAACAATGGCGCGGTGGCCGGCTCATCGCTTCGCGAAACGAGGAAAATATCTGTCCGGACGAATTCATCAATCACATACTGGATGTCATTCTTTCCGGGGGGACCCAGGTCACCGATTGGTATATCGCCCTTTTTTCCAACGACCATGCTCCTGTTGTGGGCGATACCTACGCATCGCCGGGCTTTACCGAGGCGACCGGCTATGATGAGACAGACCGCCCGATATGGTCTGAAGGCGGCGTTTCGAACAAATCCATCACCAATTCGGCCAGCAAAGCCTCTTTCACGATGGACGGCACCGACCCGACTATTTACGGGGCAGCGCTCGTGAGCGTGGCCACCAAGGGCGACACGGGCGGCGGCGGAGTTCTTGGGCCTGTTGCACAGTTCGCAACCGGTCCCCTGCCCGTTGCCGATGAAGACGTAATCAAGATTTATGCGACCGTTTCCGGATCGGACGTCTAACCGATGGCCTATTTCTGGGATGCGACCAAGATCTCCAGCCGGATGTCCGTCATCA